GCGTGAACCAGTTATGCAAAGTGATTACGGTAACCCAGCCATGAGGTACACGCCTTTATTCAATGGCCGCATCGTCACTGAACCGCAAGCTACCGGCACAATAATTTGCTCACCCCTCGTCGACGCTTCTTTTGCCCCGAATCGTTCGTATGAATCAGATCAGGCAACCATAACGGAGCGGGTTGTCAAGGTAGCCACTAATCCAAAACCTTTGACGCCGCAAAACAATCGCTACGTACAAGAATTCATCACGCGCTTGGGAACACAGCACAGTATCATCCCCGTTGACCTGGAGATCGTGCAGAACCAACAGAACCGGCCAACGCAGCGCTCTTCTTACGAGCAAGTCGCCGCTACTTTGTTCTCAGTACCTTTCGCGATTAAAACGTTTATGAAGTCAGAGGCCTACCCAACTATTGCTCCCCCACGCAATATTAGCACAACGACAGCAGCACACCGTGTGCGTTGGTCAGCCTACATGTACGCGCTGACGCGAGCTGTTGCACAAAACCCATGGTATGCCTTTTGCAAACATCCAAACGACATATCCAAGCGAATCCATGGCTTGTGCATGAAAGGCTCGACGTGCATTGCTACCGACTTTTCAAAATTTGACGGCACCCATAACCACCTACTTTCAGATTTTGAACTACAAGTTTGCCTTTACCTCTTCCCGCCATTGTACCACGACGAAATCACTGAACTGTTGCGCACCCAGCACACCACGATGGCGCGAACCGCCCATGGCGTGACCTACCAACCAGGTGAGTCACGCCTGTCTGGCTCCGCTGAAACATCGATCTTCAACACGTTGTGCAATGCACTCGTTGCTTTCGTCACTTACCGCCACGACCGACCTTCCATCGGCCCCGACGGCGCTTACCACAGCCTAGGTATTTATGGTGGCGACGACGGTCTCTCAATTGACGTCAGCTCGCAACGCTACCAAATCACAGCCAGCGTCTTCGGTTTGACGATGACAGCGGAAACGCGCCCAACTACCGCGCCCGTCACCTTTCTCGCACGAACCTACCCTAATCCGAGCACATCACCACGTAACCATATGGACGTTGGTCGTGCCTTCGGCAAATTCCATTTCTCCCCACATAAAATACCCGAAATGGAGGGTTTAGCTCGGCGCGCCACGAACATCGGAATCATGGACCCTAACTGCCCCATTCTAGTCGAATGGGCGAACTTGTTCACACAAGCTCGACAAGCGGTAGGCTGTCCACATTTCACGAAAGATCAGAAAGGTAACGCCGATCTCTATTACGCAATGCAAAACCAGGAAGAAGGATTTCAATATCCATGCTCGTTCGAAGAATATCTCCCCGCTTTCCAAGAGGCATTCGGGCTCAGTAGTGTTGACATTAGAAATTATGTCAATGAACACTTCGCTCGTTGGTCTAGCCCGGACACAAAGCCGATGGAGATGTTCAAATTGTTGGTGGGCCGCCTCCCACCCACTGTTAAAATTGATGTCGTCAATGATGATGGCACCATTTATAAACGTGGTGAGGTGATGCTGCATGCGCATGAGGTTGTGAAAATACCCGAAATAAAACGCGCACGCTCATGCAGTCCCAACCTCCGTCACAAAACGGTCGCTGCACAACCCACAGTAACAGCCAAACCAGCTGACAACAAAACTACACCGCCCACGGCTCAGCCCAAAACACAACACAAAGCCATTACTCAACCTAAGACGGGCTCCACGAAACCCCACGGTAACAAGAAAATATCAGGGAAACGTCGCATAAGCGGTGACAAAGCCAGTAAGAGCAACAAACAACGCGGTAGATCACAGGACAAACGGCAAAACAAACCCGGTCCATCCCGCAACTGTCCACCAGGCAACGAGCAAAGCCAAAAAGGACAGAAAATCGAACAGCCGGCGCCCAAACAAACCACCCAGAGATGGGTGAGTCGGGCCAAGCAGTAAACTGAGACAAGGCGCGCGTGGTAGCGCGCCCCGGGCTCACGTTTAATAAAACAAATTTCATAAAACAAGATGACCAAACGCAAAGCGCAAAACAATCAAATCAGAAAATCGCAACAAAACGCGAAAAGACGTCGATCTGCACAAAACAGCAACAATAAAACACCTAACCGCAACGCCCAGCCCCGTCTGGACAACGCCGACCGGTGTGCAATTGAATATGCTAAAGTGCTGGTCAACCCCTTCGATGCACCACCCACATGTCTGCCGTGGCCACCAGCCTTGCGATCACGCAAAGTAAAATCCTGGTCCAAGGGCACCTTCTACGCCCAGGACGGCCTTACCAGCGGCACACCAGGTTTTGGTTACATCGCAGTCAAACCTACGATGGCAGGTGATAACGGTTTTGTGATACACACTACCAAAGACTCGATAACCAGCTCAATTCAAAGCAGCACGGGTCTGGGCGTGACTGTAGTTTCTAACAACTCAGTCTACGCCAACGCCGACTTCACTAGTGACGGCGTTAACGGTAGAATCGTGTCCGTCGGCCTTAAAATACGTTGGGCCGGCACAAACCTCTCCATGAACGGCTCAGCTGTCTCGCTCGAGCATCCAACACATCAATCGTTATTGACGAACACGTTCACAAGCCTTAGGGCTTGGGACCGCGCTAGAGTTGTGCCCGTCACGCGTGATTGGACCACTGTGACCTGGCAACCTGTTCGGCCTGGCGACTATTCCTTTTCGGAAGGTACAGCCCAGCCAGCAGGCTCAGACCACTACAACATGGCCATTGTGCTTTCAATGGCTTCAGGGGCCGCCTCCGAACTAGGACCCTTCGAATATGAAGCAGTCATTAACTACGAAGTTGTCGGCAACAACGTCCAAGGTACCACAATCTCCCACACCGCAATAGATTCTTCATCAAAGATCATCTCGGCCGTTGGTCAAGCACCCACCGAGTACTTCGATCTTGCGGCTAATAGCACCGCGATGCAAGGGTTATCCCTCGGGGTAGGCACTCTACTCCAGAAAGCCATTCCCGCCTTGGGCGGCCTGGCCTTCCAACGTTATGCGGAACGGAGCGCGATCCAATATCGCTGAAAACCACACCGAAAACGTCCGGTCCTCTTGTGAGGATTGTATGGAGTTCTACACAACTTTAAACGTGAAACTATAA